GTTGGTCAGACCTACGTGCCAGTACTTGGGGGGGACCCCTACTTACATACTGAGTTACGGGGACGAGCCCAGCTACTACAAGTACATGAACCACAACAGCAACAAAGAAAGGCACAACCCGGCTAAGGAAAAACCCCCAAACGGTTGGTAAAGCCGAATGGTCAATGCAGAAACCCGAGAGACATACAACACTTTTTAGCCGATTTGCTTTATTTCAATGTTTTGGCAATTTTTAGAGTCCGGAGACTTACAAATGGTACTATTGGGGGGGTTGGTACTAAGTGAGTTCGAACGGGCGCCAATCGAGCGACATGACCTCAACCAAGACTTTGTTGTCGGATAGGTTGGTAGTAGTCTTGGCCTGCCGCAAAAATTCAACACAATCACGGAGCTCCTGTTCGGTCACTTCGTACCGCTTGCTCATCCAGTTCCAAATCCTGGGACTAGTGGCTCTAGGGTAGCGCGAAAGAGCCTTATACTTCAGGTTAAGGTCACTATCCACGTTATGCCTATAGAAATATCGACCCGGGGAGTGCAGTTCCCACAGTCGTTCACAAAAGGCATTCCAGATCGGATGATGGGCAACAGCTGGCCACATACACTCAACGACCTGTGACACAAAATCGTCAACGTTGCGCACTACGCTGACGGTATGTGTCATCCTGGCTAACCCTCGGCCAGGCAATAACGTGTAAGTCTGAGGTTCCACATCCTCTGGTGCGCCGAAACGCACAATAGGTTTTCCTCGTTGGAGCCTCACAACTGGAAGGGTGCTACATTCTTTGGTGCTAAGAACGAGCGAGCTTCGCACCCATTGTTCAACCTGCCTCAACGGTATCCGCATGGCCCGGCCCCTAAGCTTTGCCTGGGCCCTTACCGTGGCTAGGTTCCTCTTTGCTAGTTCGAGGTCGCCGCTTCCCCGCTTCGCGATGCGGGTGTCCAACTCCTCATCGGTCATGTCAATGTAGGCGACATGGTTTATCCTGTTCGGCACGACTGAGAAGTCGTGGAACAGAAACAACCCGTCCTCCTGCTCTTGAATCAGAGACACGTACTGCTGGTACTTGTCTCTGGTGGACATGGCATTGTGACCTTTGGGGAAATGGTCATCAGGGTCAAGCAATCCAAATTTCTTAAACAAAGTGGACTTGCCAGAACCCATAGGCGCGACCAACGCAACCTTCTGCTCGAGTGCAGACATCGGCATTGCGTCCCCCACCTCCAATCCCAAGGCGGTGGGGAACTGTACCTCGTGGCTCGGGTTACTAACGTCGAAGATACGGCTCTGATCAGCCTCAGCATATGGCGTCGGAACCATGTTGAGGAAAATCTCTACCCTTCGCGGGTCATCTTCGTACTTGACGTCAAAACCCAGACGCCGCAGAGCGTACATGTAGGCGTCGCGGTCAAACTTGAACTGAGCGGGAATAAACATGGAATTGTCATCTCCCATGACAGCAAGGTGGAAATCACTAGACAGGAGTGTGCGCTCGTCGATACCACAAGCCTTGCACGTCCCGTATATGGAAATGAAAACGTTCACGAGTGTGTTGAACAAACACGTATCGTAAGCACCCGACTTGGTGGTGCCCCTGACTCCGAACGTCCACCCATTTGCTGTTCTGAACTTCATCGTGCGTTTTTGGTGCTTCAACACCTTCCAAAAAAGGCGGAACTGATCGCATGGATATGCCTTATACATGCGCTTGTAAAACCTTAGCACCAAATCTATGGACTCGTCCTTAAGCAGGGAGTCATAATTGCTCATATCAGTGGCAACTCTGGTT